CTACAGAACAAACCCATTAGCGGTCCTTAAAGAGGAAGTAATCGTCAAGATTCCTCACCTTCTCCTCATGCTTCTCAAACCAAGGGTCCTCGATGATCAATCGAAAATCAGTTGGACTGGAGAGATAGTCTTCAACAGAGAGGGGCTCAAGGCCTCTCCAATCGGAGACAGATCGTAGGGCCTTCCTCAACCAGAGGAAGTCCTGAGTCTCTTTCCAGTCAAGACCCAAAGGGAGCAGCCATGAGAACATGGAGAGGAGTCGAGAACGAAACTTCTCAACTTTATTTGTGAAATCGGCACCGTCAGTAAGAGGACCAGACCAATTAATCGACACAGTAGGATAGGTTCGAGAAACCAAATCCTCTACTGTAGACGAGAACTGCGAGTTCATATTTGCAGAAGGCAGGGAGACTAATCCTTTCTTCAGCAGGGTTGCAACAATAAGCTGACGCTTAGTGTAACCAATGACAGTCGCATGGTTGGAATTGACGGGTGTGGCGCCGAGACCCCCAAGGTGCGAAGGCCCAAAGAGGTTCCTAAACGTACAGGACAGCAAATCCCGGTGATGATGAATGAAGCAGTTCGAGGCGCGATCCTTGTGGAAAGCACCTTGAACAAAATCATCATGCATCTTACCGAGTGAAGACCAGGGAGTCCCTTCTCCTGAGTCCATTTGTCTGTCCACCGTAGGTGGCTTCAACAAGCCCTGGTTCACCCATGGAATGGGAACCAGACCTCTTACATCCTCATCATATGACAGTGGAACACTATTCATTGTGGCAAAGTGGTTGGAAAAGTAGTTCTTCCCCGCTGAGGGAATCAAACCAACCTTTCTAACCATCTCACACCACCGTGAGTAGCCTTCCGCTGTTTCTGCGAAGAGGATATCATCACCATTGACCAAGCAAAAATCGCTTGATCCCCCCAAGCCGAGGCCGTTACAGGTCACTCCAGAGTTGAGTTCTTTAACATGTCGCCAAATGGCAAAGTTAATGACGCACAAAACTGGAAATGATAGTAATGATCCCATCAGTTGTCCATTTGACTGACGGAATGTACGGCTACCGAAGCGTTTTTCAAAGAGTGGACCAAACTCCTCCCCAACATCGACATCGAGTTGGGTCAGAGAGTGTGTCGCCAACCAGGAGAGCGAGGCGGATCTAGAGTAGGGACCACGCATGTTCCCTACAATGAGATTAATGGCTGCCTCAGTACAGTCTGCATTCAGATTGTCTGTTGCAGCTTCATAGTCTCCAGAGACC